GGGCTACCACCCAATCCCGAACAGGGCTCTGGTGCTCTGGCTATCCAGATCGCCCAGCAGTACCTGGGGGTCCCGTACCTTTGGGGAGGCGTCAACCCCCAGAAGGGCCTGGACTGTTCCGGGTTGATCCAGTTGGTCTATAAGCAGATGGGTATCAACCTTCCCAGGTTCTCAGGGCACCAGATGCAGTCCGGCAAGAAGGTCAACAGCCTGGCTGAAGCCCAACCTGGAGACCTGGTAGGCAAGCCTGGTCACGTGGCTCTCTACATGGGTAACGGTCAGATTCTCCATGCCCCCCGGACAGGGAAGAACGTAGAGATTAGAAACCTCTACTTCAAGCCCACTAGCATTCGCAGGTTCGTCTAATGCCTCAGTTGAACAGTATGCCCGGTGGCGCTGAAATCTGGCGACTGGACGGCAAGCATATCTACCTCATGTGGCGCGTTCCCAATGGGGCCAATGGTGGCCGGGGAACCCCAATGGTCTGGCATGTTCCCAACGGTGAAGCCTGGAATGCGATGACCGATGGGCTCCCAGAGTCAGAGACCAGGGTCCAAAGAGAGATTAGTTCAAGGGAACTCAAGGCCATTGGTGCCATCCGGGCCGGCAAGACCTCACAGATTGAGAACACTGCCGAGCATCCTTTCGCCACCTGGGTAGCCAACTACAACCGTGAGGCCAAGGTGAACCCGATGCTTCGGGACCCTGAGGTTATGAGTATCTATGCTCGCTCACTGGTTGAAGGTAGGCCACCCACCCAGGGGCAACTGGAGTCCACCAGATACTGGCAGACCCGGACTCCTGGGCAAAGAGAGTGGATCAAGCTCTCCGCAGGCGATCCGAAGGCAGCCGAACAGAGGCTCCAGGACAACAGGATCAGGGCTCGGAATGCTCTGATTGATGCCGGCTACCAGAACCCCAGCATGGCCCTAAGTGGCTTCCTGGCTGACAAGTGGACCCGGGGTGACATCACTGAGGAGCAGTTCAATGACTCAATCCTCAAGGAGATCGACCCCTACCACCCTGACGCTAGCCCCTTCGCTGGCAAGTATCTCGGTGAGAATGACCGCATCATCAGGACCACCAACGGCAAGATGTACATCCGGCAGTCCACAGAGGAAGGCTATCGGGACTGGGAACTCACTGGCCCAGGCCAAAGAGCCAGATATGCAGATGAGGAAGCCCAGTGGGCTCTGCCTTCTGCGGTCCTCTACTACGACCCCAAGACCAGTAAGCACTACCTAAGGACCAGGACCAAGAAGGGTGGCCAGTGGCTTGGTTGGTACGCAACCTCAGAGAAGGAAGCTCGAATCCTGTCAAGGTACTACAAGCCTCAGGTTCTCAGGCCAGAGTACAACATTGATATGCGGAAGCAGCAGACCCCGAGCGTGTTGACCCTCTTTGGTGTGAAGCCCGGTGAGGATGGCTGGCTAGAGCAGGGTGTTCAGCGTCTAGAGAATGCCGCACACGAGGAAGGCGTCCGTAAGGCCGGGGATGCCATCACCTTCTTTGAGCGTCAGTCCGGTCAGCTTCTTGGACTCGAAGGCGAAGACCGAGTCCAGCAGCTTGTGAAGCAATGGCTTGGACCCATCGGCATGCGCACCTGGACCGATGAGATGATCGGACAGTGGGCCTACAAACTTAGGACCAACCCAGGCTCTGTTGACCTTCTGGTTGAGCAACTGAAGAAGCAGCGTCTGGCGATGTTCCCTGAGCATGAGAACCCCGAGCTTGCCTATGACGACATTGCAACCCTGGCTCGTGGGATGGTCCAGAACATCTGGGGTGAAGTCCCCGACGAGACTGATCCGATGTTCGCCAAGCTGGTCAGGATGAATGACGCCTACTCCATCGAACAGTTCCTGAGGAAGGAAGGCATGAAGCGCAACAAGGGCAACGTGGTTACTCAAGCCCTCGATGATGCTGAACCCATGTTTGGTGGTCGAGTGCAGGGTGGTGTGCGATGAGGCTCTACAGGTCGCCAGTTGACGGTGTTGTCTTCCTGGTCAACGAAGGCACCAAGACTCGATACCGGCTTGACCCTGCCGAGATTCCTTCTCTGACCAAGATCTATGGTTCAGTCATTGATGCTGCTGAAGGCCAGCTAAGCATTCGTGCCGGCTTCGTTGAGGGGCCCCGAGCATCTACGGTCTTCGGTGGCATCTCTGGCATGGAAGCTGTGGCCTCTGGTGACAAGGTCAACCCATTCTCCTGGGGAGCTAAGCCGATTGGTTCGCCTAGCCATATCGAAGGCAAGGCCCCCCAGGATGCCAAGTTCATGTATGGGTCTGGGGAATACTGGCTGGTAACCTCAGATGGCACTCGACATCATGCACGAAACCAGGCCCAGGTTGATGCCCTCTATAAGCTCTACGGTGTCCCCCAGGTAAGTACCAAGCAGCAGATCGAGGCATCGACTCACAAGGCATCTGGAGTCCTGGACTACTTCGGATTCCAGTCGGTTGAGCAGCTTGAGCAACTAGAGTCTCCCTTCCCTGACACTACGCCTCCCAATGATGTTGGCAGGTCCTTCGTTGATGAAGCCAGGCGCAGGTATCCCCACATGCCTGAGGAACTTCTCCAGGTCTATGCCGACAAGTGGCAGGAGACTGGGGATGCTGCTATTGCCATGGAGGAAGTCAGGGAAAGCCCTAGGTATGAGGTTTACTTCCCTGGCAACCGAAAGCAGAACGGTCAGCTTGCAATGTCTGAGGCTGACTACATGACCTACCGGGATCGTGTCACCCAGATGATGCGCTCGGTTGGCATGCCTGAAGGTTTCTACGATGAGCCCGAAGACTTCGCAGAGTTCGTCAACAGGGGCCTAAGCCTCCAGGAGATTCAGTCACGCATCATGGAGGGTTGGACTGCGATGCAGTTTGCCCCCTCAGATGTCCGTGAGACCTTTGCTCAGTACTACGGACCCAACTCGGATGCTGCACTGGCTAGCTACTTTATTGACCCAGACCGTGCAGAGAAGGTCATCCTTCAACATGTTACCGCTGCACAGATTGGGGCCACAGCCAGGCGTACTGGATTCGGTGATCTCTCACAGGGTCAGTCTGAGAGGTTGGCCGGCTTGGGCGTTGATCCGGGTCAGGCAGTTGATCAGTTCTCGGCCATGGCCATGCAGAGGCAGATCTTCGGTCAACTACCCGGTGAAGTCCAACCTGGAGTCTCCCAAGAGGAAGCCCTTGGTGCAGTCTTTGAAGGTGATTCCCAGTCGCGAGAGAGGATCAGAAGGCGTCAAGAGGGTCGAGTCTCAAAATTCCAGGGTGGCGGATCAGCAATTACAGCAGAATCCGGCATCGCTGGTTTGAGAAGTGCTACAAACTAGAGTTAATGGTGAGCTAAGGCCATAGGGGTCTTGGCCCAGAGGAGCCACAGCGTTTCTCCCGGCGTTGTGCGGCCTAGAAAGGGATGATGACAATGACCGATATTTCTAACCCCGAGTACGACTACCAAGAGGAACCCGTCGAGGAACCCCAGGAATCTTCAGGTATTGCTTCTCTGCGCAAGGCGTTTGAGGAGAACCGGAAGAAAGTCCGGGACCTTGAACGCAATCTCGCTTTGTCGAAGGCTGGCATCCCTGAGGATCATCCGGCTTTGCCGTTGTTCCAGAAGGCAGATGATGTTGACTGGAGCGCACCCGACAAGGTTCGAGAGGCCGCAGAGCGCTACGGACTTCTGACCCCCCAAACCACAGCACCAGAAGTCCCAGCAGATGAGCAGCAGGCTCACGCCCGGATGTCCGATGCAGTGACCACAGGTGAAAGCATTGACCCCAATGCTGATAAACCGTGGTTGAAGCCCGGACTCTCCAAGGATGAGGCCATGGCTCTCTACTCTCAACACAAGGGTTTCGCTAACCTTCAGTAGTCCGATCGGGGGTCAAAAGGACCCCTAAATGGCAATCTATGGAACCGGGGATTCCGGGTTCGATCAGGTCTCTTGGGACTTGTTCACCCGGTTTGCCCTTCGACCGGAACTGTTCTACGACCGCATCGCTTCGGTTCAGGCCACCAACCTCGATAAGCGTGGTTCGACCGTTCGATTTACGAAGACCGCCGACCTTGCTGCGGCTACCACGCCTCTGAGTGAGAAGGTTGACGTCGATGGTGTGACGTTCTCTGACTCGAATGTTGACGTGGTGCTGGACGAGTACGGTAACGCTGTTGTGACCACTGCCCGCATCCGGGGTACTAGCTACCTGGACGTGGACCCCGTGGTCGCAAACCTGCTGGGCTACAACGCCGGGCTCTCGATTGACACGATCACTCGTGATGTCCTGCATGATGGTGACAACGTCCACTATTCGGACGCTACTGCCACCCAGGCCAACAGCCAGGCTACTAATGTTCTTGCTGCTGATATCTTGCAGTCTCGGGACATCCGTAAGGTGGTTGCGAACCTGCGGGCCGCCAACGTTCCTGGGATCAGCGAGTCGGCCGGCCTGTACACCGCCTTCATTCACCCGCACGTTTCGGTGGACCTGAGGCAGGAAACCGGCACCGCTGCTTGGCGAGACCCCCACGTCTATGGCATCTCCCAGATGAACATCTGGCGAGGCGACATCGGCATCTACGAGGGTGTTCGATTCGTTGAGACCCCGCGTGCCCTGCTTACCGAAGATGGTGGCGACGGCGGGACCGTGGACTTGTACTCGACCCTGGTTGTGGGCTGGGAAGCCCTTGCCAAGGCGTACTCCTCGACGGTCTCTGACTCCCTGCCCCAGGTGATGCCTGGTCCGGTGACCGACAAGCTGATGCGATTCCGCCCGATGGGTTGGTACTGGTTCGGTGGCTACAAGATTTTCCGTCAGGAGTCTCTGTGGCGCATCGACAGTGCAAGCTCGCTTGGCGACAACAGCTAGGAGTAACTGATGGCTACTGAAGCTGAGGCCACTCCGGCCTTTGTGAGCGCACTGAGTCAGACGGACACGCCGATCCCGCTTCCGAGTTTCGATGTTGCGGGTGTTCCGGATGCTGCTGACTACACCGGCTGCCTGATCTACGTCACCGATGGCGC